CGCAACCACATCTTCTACTGGTGTTGTACAACCAGATGGCACAACCATCGCTGTTGATAGCAATGGTGTTATCAGCGTAGCTGGTGGTGGCGACCCATTCACTGCTAATGGATTCAAGTTTGGCGTCAATGAAGGATCTGGTCCAACAGCAACACAAGGTGAGATCAGACAGATTAGTGGTAAACCACATTTCTATGATGGAAGTAACTGGCAAGAGTTTATTCTTGGTAGCACTCAAACAGCTACTATCCCAGCAGAAACTGATTGGGATAAGGTTCTATTAAGATCCACTTTCGATAGTGATTTTAACGACGTAAAGTTTGGTGACACTGGCACTGCTCAAATTTATGGCGGTATAGCTGCCTCAACCCTTGTAGGAACCCCCGCCAATTATGGAGCGAAAGTTCTAAAAACAGTTGGTAATGGTGTTAGGTATGACGACAGAAGTGACTATGATTTCACTAACACATTTACATTAGAGTTTTGGATTAATATAGATTCCGCACCAAACGCTTCTCTGACTGGGGTAAATGATAAGTATGTTATTGTATCAAAATCTGCTGGCACTCTTGCTGGAAGTAATAATAAAACTGCAGGAGCGACAGGTGGTGGATGGCAACTATATTATGCGTATGTTGGTGTTAACATAGGATGGAGACTTGACATACATGATACAGCTACTAATACAACTAATACCATAGGTTTTCAAACCGATAGTAGCACGGTTTTTGCTAGCAAATTTGTACAAAGTTGGAATCATATTGCTTTAGTAAAAGAATCTGATGGACAACTTCATTTTTATGTAAATGGTCTAGAAGATATCACTTGGACAAAGGGAACCTCCTATAGTGGCACCAATATGTCCAATACTTCCGAACCAATTTTATTTGGAGGAAGTCAAGTATCTACTAACACTGCTGGTATTGTTGATGCATATATTGACGATATTCGTTTTACAAAAGATGCTAGATATACATCACTTCAAACTAGTAACACGCAATCTTTCACACCACCAGCAGCAGCACATCCTGTCAGTGGCACTACGACAACTTATACACCACCTGCAACTAGCAAGGCTGGTGAGATTACGCTAGGTGCAACTCCTACGTGGACTGGAACAGCAGGAGCAACGGTATCACGACAGTCTGCTGGCAACTATGAGCTGAACTTTACAAGTCCATTTACTAATGCCACTGACTACTATGTTATTGCTAATGTCATGGATATTAATGGAACAACGAATTTAGAAATAACGAGATCTGCTGACAAGATAGCTTTTAGTGTCCTAGCGGGGGGAAGTGCCACTGATAGTGGATCGATCGCTGTCCAAGTTATTGCACACTCATAAATACTAAAATAGAGGAATAGTCTGGTATCATGCCATTAAGAAACGTACCAATTACATATACCCTTGATCAACAGAGGCAAGAGATTAACTCCCTTGCTTCTGATGTTAATAATATTGATGTCAGCTTTGATGAAAAGGTAGATGATAGAGTCGCTGCCCTATTACAAGGTGGCGTGGGAACAGCGGTTACTTATGATGATGCTAATGGATCCCTAACAATTGATCTAGCATTCAATGAGTTTTCCACAAGTTCTGTTCTGGAAGGTACTAACCTTTACTATACAGATGCCAGAGCAAATACTGCTATTGACACGAGAGTAAATCAAAATTTTGTTAACAACCTGAACATCACTAATCTTGGTCCTCAAGATTCTATTACTCTTTCTCTAGGCGAGACTACTAAAACATTAACTCCTCTTAACTATAATAATACATCATGGGATGCTGCATATAGTTGGGGTGATCATGGTGCTGCAGGATATCTGACTGCTTATACAGAAACTTCTACTTTAGATAATGTACTATCCAGAGGTGCTTCATCTTCACAAACGGCATCTTTTGGTATAGTAAAATCCGATACATTTACATCACAAACAGGGTCAACAAACCTGTCTCTGACTGGAAATAATATTATTGCTACAGCAGATTTAAGAGTTGGTACTATTGATACTTCTCTATCTAATGACTATGGTGTCAGAGTAAATGCTGATGGTGAAGTTATTATCAACCATGCGCCATCAAATGGTGGTCTAACTCTTAAATCTGGTGGTAACTCTACATTCACTGTTGATAATTTAGGAAGATTGAATGGTGTTGTTAAGTTTGTAACGTCTGACGGAAGTGCAGGTCAATCTCTACAAACTGATGGTTCTGGACAATTGGTTTGGGGCGAAGGTGGTGGAGCAAATGTCGAAGTAAGTGACAGTCCACCGTCTGGAGCCACCAGTGGAGATATGTGGTGGGAGAGTGATTCAGGTCGCTTGAAAGTCTACTATGATAATGGAGCTAATCCTGCAGCATGGGTTGATGCATCTCCCCCACTCAAGATTAGTGCTCCCAATTCTGCTTTTGCAAACAACACGGGAAGTCTATCTGCAGACTCCCCTTCGGATCCTATCTTTGAAGATACTAACGGTGTCTTTAATGTAACTATTCAAGTTAGTACATTCACTAAAAATAGAATTAGTGTTCTATTAGGATCTGTAACAGGATCTAATAATACTAATGGCACTGTTATTCTACAAAGAGTTGTAGGAGCAACTACTACTGATATTTGTACAGTTAAGTGTCCTGATCCATCTGTAACTGGTATCATTCCAATTGCATTTGACTTCATCGATTTGCATGGACTGAATACTGGAGATAATGTCACTTATCAATTATCTCTAACACTGAATGTTTCTGGTACTAGAACTGTATCAGAAACAAGTCAGTTATTTGTTACTGAAATTTGAAATAAATAACTAAACGGAGAGATCTTAAGCAATGGCAATCTTATTCCCAGATACCGCTGGACAACCCACAGACGGTTCATTCACACATACCGATGGTGGGTTAACCTGGATCTGGAATGGAACCAGCTGGAGATCCAGTGGCGGAACCCTGGATACATTCCAATTACCCACAGCAAGTACCACAGTATTGGGTGGTGTTAAGGTAGATGGTTCTACAGTTAACATTGATGCTAATGGTGTCATCACTGCCTCTGGTGGCGGTGGAGGTGGCGGCGGTGGAGGTACTAGTCTAGGAAGTAGACAAACTTTTAATGCTTCTACTAGTGGTTCTCATTCCGATGGCACATCAGAAAATATTACTATTACTGCATACAAAGGATATGCATTATATAAAGTTGAAGTATCTCAACCAGCATGGGTAACTTTGTATGTTAGTTCTGCTACTAGAACTTCTGATGCTAGTAGAGTAATCACACAAGATCCTGCTCCTGGCAGTGGAGTAATTGCAGAAGTAATTACACAATCATCTGCTGAAACTGTATTGTTTACTCCAGCATTGATTGGATATAACGATGACGCTACTCCAAGTACAAACGTATACTTGAAAGTTGTAAATAAAAGTGGATCTACACAAGGTATCGACGTAGAGCTAACGGTAACACAACTAGAGGCATAAAATGGCGAAGGTATTATTGGATGTAATTCTTGCAGAAGGAACTGACAAGCAAGGATTCGTAGATAGTTTTAATGCCGAGACCGAAGCGGATTGGTGGAATATGCTGGGCAGTATGCCCAAGCTAATCGTCATGAATGTTGAAGAGGATTATGTAGAAACATTCCGTTCACATTCTGATGTCATCCAAGCAACAGAAATTCCAGAAGATTTTGAGGCTTCCACTGCTCCATCAGTAGAGGAGATGACGAAGTGGTATACATCTAGTACAAGTTCTTCTTATAGATCTCCTACTGGCAATGGGGAAGACAACGCTCCTGTACAATTTCTTTATGACAGTAATCAAATCGTACCATTAGACAGTGGTCTATCTGTTTTTAGTGTAGGAAGAGATGATGATAGTTTCTCCACTGAAGGGGCATACACATATAAGTCTAGATGGACTGGAAAGCATGTTGATATCGTCACTCTAGAATCTGGTAGTGGTGGAAATTGGGCAAGTAATGCAGGTACACATGACCTCCATCCAGATTTCCAAAAATTATCTTCTGAAGATGACTCTCATGCAAGAGTAGATCCATATTGGTATCAGTGTCAAGCACACTCAAATATGAAGAATACCATCACAGTAAATGCTGCTGATGGGACTAGAAATACATATACTTTTACTGTAAGTTTTGGTGGAAGTGGAATTTATACTTTAGTTGGTAGTGATAGAAATGGTTCTATCAATGGAAGCAATCCACCCATTACTGTCCAGGAAGGAGATATTTTAATCTTTAATGTAACTGCTTCTGGTCATCCATTTATGATTAGAGATGCTGACGGTGGCAGCAACATCACCGATGGTAGCGTAGATAACGCAGGTACTGATAATGGTACTGTTACTTGGACGACTAGAACATCATCTAGATTCATTCCAATGGATTGGCCTGATCTAGAAGCAGATGCTAATAACCAAGTTACAACCAACGATGGTGGTAACAGTGGATTAACAAATCATGGTATAGGTGTATTAAGTGCTGCTGGCGGAACCATTTGTGGATTTGCAAAGAAAGCAAATCTCTATGCAATGTATTTGGTAACTGGTGATAGTCCTACAGAATGTATTCAATCTGTTATTGATTGGCATAATGCAAAACCAAATAATCCAGAGACAGGTGTTCCTAATCCAACTATTCTAATTGCAGAATATCAATACCTACGTGATAGAAGACATGGAATTCCTATCGACAGTGTATCCCAAATTAATAAAGCAGATGGAACAACGGTAAGTAGACCAGGTGGCGCAACTTCTACAAACAGTCCTTATTGGTATCAGTGTCAATATCATGCAAACATGAAAAACACTATCACTATTGGTACTAGTGATGGAACTTCAAATAACTACAGCATTAGTGTATCTTTTGGTGGAAGTGGACTGTATGCCATGACAGGTAGTGATAGAAATGGAACGGTTAGCGGAAATAATCCTGCTATCACTATTAAAGACGGAGACACTATTACTTTCAATGTCAATGCAGAGGGTCATCCATTCTTAATTAGAGATGCTGATGGTGGCAATAATATCAATGATGGTAGTGTAACTGGTCAGGGTTCTGAATTATCTAATGTTGTGTTTACTACATCTACAGGTGGATGGGGATCAGATTTTTCTGAATTTGTAAAAGAAAACATTATACCCTTCAAAGTATATAATCCAACATCTACAGATTATTCTTGGATGGTTGTAATGCCATCACAATTTGATTACGGTTCTTTAAAGACTGCATTAGACAGTGCTTGGAGTAATGGCATTGTTTGTATTAATGCAGCTGGCAATAACGGCGGAACTTTTAACAAAGAGAATAGTCAAACTAGTACAAGTATAGATATTGATGCTGGTCCAAATTACTCTGTTATCAACATTTCTTATGGTAGTGCTAACTCGGAAAGCACGTCTAGTACAACCACATGGTATCCATTTAAATCATATGGTCCACATGGTGTAGAGAGTAATATTGATGTTGCTGCTGGTTATAACTCACAAGACTATCCTGGTTTGGATGGATATTCAAACAGAGGACCAGGAATTGATATTGTAGGTCTTGGTGCTAACACATGGACTTCGTATCCTAGTACCACATATGGATCCTATAAGTGGGGAATGTTCTCGGGTACAAGTTGTGCTACACCAACAGTAGTCGGTAAAGCAGCATGTATTATGGAAGAATACTTCTGGTATAACGATGCGTGGCCAACACCAGATCAAACTAAATCAATACTATTATCAAAAGCATCAAATAAATGTAGAGGTATAGCATCGGGTGGTGTTGGATTTAGTTGGTCGAATGTACCTAGTGCAGGCGGTGCATCTTTGTCAAATGAGATCTCTTTCGGTAACTGTAGTATTTCTAGTGGCAATAATGGTAATGGTGGATTTAAGTATACTGAATTAACAGGCACTACACATCTACGAGCATACTTCGATCCACAAGATGAGGACAGTCATCCATTTGCACACAGAATCAAACACCATAGCAAAAGACCAGTTGCAGGTGGGATGTATCCCAGAGTAAATAGTGTTGTAGGTCGTCATCGTATGGACCTACCTGATATGACATAAATAAAAATACTTGTTATATTTTGATGGATAATACACAATTGCGAGCTGAATTTGAAAAACAGTTTGCTGATTACGATCTTAAAATTAGGCGAGGTGAGGAAGAACTTGTCAAGTTGCGTGAATATCGCACTAAACTAGAAGGCGGGTTGGAAGCACTTAACATACTAGAAAAGGGTACAGATGGCAGCGATACCAGTCAACATACTGATTGATAAAGGAGCAGACTTTGCAGTCACCTTTTTCATCACTAATAAAGATGGAACCCCGCTAAACATGTCAGGGTATACTGGTTCTGCTGTGATGAAGAAAAGTTATTCTGCATCAACTTCAGTTCCATTTACTTTAGATTTTGTCAATAGAACTACAGGAGAAATTGCTCTTACATTAACAGATACTGAAACTCTAGCATTGGATCGTAGAAGATATGTCTATGACATTATTCTCACTGATCCTAATGATTACAAAACTAGAGTGATTATGGGCAATGCAGAAGTCAGTCCTGGAGTTTCCTGATGGCACAGTATAACGTCAGGGTTGGCAACAATGCATATCGTGTTGGTAAGCAATTACCAGCGCAGCATAAGCTTGACGTAAACTACCAGATTCCGTCGAAGTCAGTACAGAATTCTAATCTTCTGATTGAATCACTGGCATCCCAATTTGATGGAACACAGGATACATTCAATCTAATCGTCAATGGAGAAGCATATACTCCATTGAACGAAGAACAGATAATGATTTCTGTAGGTGATGTTGTTTTATCACCTGGAGTTGATTACATTGTTTCAAACGATCAGATTGTTTTCAGTACACCACCAACTGCAGGTGTACAGTTCTTTGGAGTGGCATATGCTACTACAGCAGATCTAACCAGAACACTTAATTATGTCATAGACAGTGGTTCCTTTCCTATGGGGAATGGTCCTAAAGGAACCATGACAGTTGACGTTACTGGAATCATTGAGTCCTGGACTATCCTTGCTGATAGCGAAGGAAACATTGAAGTTGATATTGAAAAATGTAGTTTTTCTGACTTCCCCAATTTTCAATCTATTTGCGGTACTGAACGTCCTACATTAGGAATCATAAATAATAGCACGGCTAGAAAAAATAAAGATGACAGCCTGTCTACCTGGAACACTACCGTGAATGCAGGAGATATTTTTCAATTCAAAGTGAATTATTCGATCAACATCTCACGATGCATGGTCTCATTGAAATTGAAACTATAAATAGTATACGATATAAATAACAATAAATCGAGAGATAAACACGGAGAGTTTACATGGCACTGCTAGTAACCGACAACGGTGAAATTGATTCTCTACGTAATCTACTGAATTACAATCAGGAGATTCCTAGAAACTTAATTCTGAAGTTGTTCACGACAAATACATATCCAGCTGAAAGCGACACGCCTTCACAAACAAGATATTACGAGCCCTACACCAACAACAATACGTTGGGATATGGTTCTGGACCCACCACAGGGTATCATCAAGTTGAAAATAATAGAACTGATCAGGATTATTCTAACCAGTATGGAATTCTGCTGAACGGAACTCGTTGGACAATCGAGACTCTACAAGCTGCTGCAGTTGCTGCTGTCGCTGGCGCTGGTACTCAAGACGAGTACACAGTCACCGTTGCTTCAAATACTGGCATTAAAAAAGGCGACTACGTAACTGGCGGCGACGTTGGTACTGGTGCATATGTCGTTGATATCGACGGTCTAACTCTCCTCTTGAGTGTCAAAAATACTGGCACGTTTACTGGACAAAACCTAGACTTCGGTGCTGGCAGAACGACTGCTTCTTATCCAGAGCAAACCTTCACGTTTGATGGTGCTGCTGGTGATGTTTATGGTTACATGCTTGTTCGTGCTAACAACATGCCTACCACCATTCACGGTGTTCTCGATGCAGGTACTGCAGCCGCTGGAACAACTATCAGTAAGACTGGTATCCGTGGTACTATCGGCAATGACTATTTCGTTCTTGCTGCTGTTTCTAACACCACTACCATCACTGGTACTTCTGGCGAGTTCTCCGTAACCGTTGGTTCTACTGCAGGTCTTGCAGTTGGACAGAGAATCACTGGTACTGGCATTGCTACTGGTACAAGAATTGCTGGTATCGCAGGAACCACTGTTTATCTAGACAAGGCACTCACTGGTGCTGCTTCTGGTAACGGTGTATTCCAAGCAGAAGTCGGTGAAGATCTAACTGTCGGCATGGCAGTCTCCCAGACTGGTACTGCTGGTGTTATTGGTGGTGCTCCTAATGGCATCGACGCTGGAACTATCATTACTGGTATTGATCACCAGGTATATGTTGATGGTTCTTTGACAGATGGAACAGTCACTGTTTATCTGAACAACGCACTGATTGATAACATTCAGCCGTCTAACAGCAATGACGAAGTTGAATTTGACTTCAGTAAGGTAACTGCAACTGGTCACGGTCTCGTCAAAGGCGATGCCGTCTACATTGACCAGGGTACTGGTAACAGCACTACAACTGCTAGCACCTACACCGTATTCGATGTAATTGATGCTAACACCTTTACCACAACCAAGGCACTAAACGGCACTGGTTCACTAACTCTTTACAGCGCAATCTTCTTCGCTGAAAGATTCACGAATGGTCCATACGCGATTCAAAATGCTGGTGACCAAATCAAAGTCACCCTGAACGTCAGCCTCGACTGATATACTCAAATTGAGTTCTACATTATGGGGGGATTGCTTCACTGGCGGTCCCCCTATTTTTTTAACTTGGCTGTAGTTTATGGTATTCTCCTACGCTGGTACTGGAAGAATGCCCCAGTTTGTTGCTTATGAAGCACTGGGGGTAATTTCTTACAGCTATACAGCGTCGGTACTAAACGAGTTTATTAAATTAGATTTTGGTTCAATAGGTCTAGCATACTGGGTAATTGCAGACCATGCAAACAAAGTCATTCAAGACTATAAAGATGATCAAATAATCAACCTGACAGAAGACGGCGGAGTCGTCAGTCAATTTGATTATGGTAGCATTTTAGAAGTAGAGGCAGTAGCACAAGACGATTGGGGTCTTATTACCGATACTTCAAACATCGAGACGATGGGAAGAACACACTTCCATTCTCTCACTACATGGTCTGTTATCAAAACCTGGATTGGTTCTGGTACGGTCTTCGAGTTCGGTGGATCCAGATACAGACTGGATGCTCCATACATCGTTTCTGGAACACTGCGCGTTGATGGCAACGCCAACACTCATTATGTACCTGCGATTGCTACGGAGGGACTACTACCCCTTCGTAGTGACACTAAAATTGCGTATGCTCCTAACTGGAATGTATTCGGCACCTTATTCAGCGGTAGCTTTGCTGGAGAGGCTGTCACCAAGGTATTCCCAGAGGATCCTGATTATACGATCAAACAAGGTTCACTTACCACGCTAACTGCTGCGGATCTGTCTAGCGGTTATGGAGCGGTATATGATGGATCTAGATACACATCCAGTAGTGGAGCTGGCACTAGTCCTACTAATGGATTTGCTGTAGGTCCACACGTCAGATTCGGTACAGCTTTCGATCCTGGAAGTTCTAGTAGCACATCCAGAAAAGTTGAATATGATCTAGACCTCACTGGTATTGAGGAGATCACCTTTAGACTCGTTATGGGTAGCGGCACTAATGGTGGCGAGACTCCAGAGAATAATGAACACCTATGGATGAGATACCTAGATACAGGTCTCTCCAATGCTGATGCATCTAGAAAATTACTAGACCATACAGAAACTACTTACACGACTCCTGGCGATAAGACAGTTACTGTCCCAGTAGAGGCAAGAAGACCTAATCAAACGATTAGAATTTACCAGTTATCATGGACTGGTACATATGAATTTGATCACTATGGATTTATATCGCTATCGTATGGCAGCGAAGTTGTTGTCGGTGGAGATGGTGATCAACGCAATAATCTATTCAATGTTGGTGGAGATGCTGGTATCAGCTTCAGACCTAACTGGGTTGGTTCTGGCGTCCTGTTCAACTTCAGCACTACTACATTCTCACAGACATATGATTATGTCGGTGAAGGAACTCTATTTGGCATCTCTTCTACAGAAGAAAAAGTTGTCTGGGATTACAACAATTCCAGCATTGATTACTTTACATACGAGAACTTTGGGTCGGTTGCCGAAGCACCGATCAATTCTATTACGATCCAATCGATTGCTAATGAGACAATCGAAAGTCGTGCAAACGAAAGGATTATTGATCTAATTGTTCCTGGGTCTAGTGTTGGTGCATTCCTAGACTTCGGTACTATTCTCACTGACGGTGTACAGACTCCTTCTACTGTCGGACTTGACTGGGGTGAGATTCTTACTAATCAGACAGATTATCCATTCGGTCTGTTCCCGATCAATGGTACTGCCAAGCAAGTATTCACTCCCAACTTTATTGGTTCGGGTGTCCTGTTCTCGTTTGGAGAAGGTATTGGTAGAACCAAACCAAGATGGATTGCCTATGTTCAGATTGGAATCTCTGGTGTTGCGAAGACAAACTTCAGTCTTCTTCACAAGGGTTCGGGTAATCTATTCAGCTTCAACAACGGCGAAGATCGCAGAGCATATGTATACAGCGGTTCAGGTGCCCTCTATGCGTTCTCTGGTGCTTCCGAATCGGTCGGTGCCGACTATCCCGACTCCACGGCGTTGCTACCTATTGCAGGCGCTGCTGGCGTTGCCTTTGCTCCTAACTGGATTACAGAAGGTACAGTCAAGACAGAAGGTACAGCAGTCGAGAGACAGACTGATCACTATCAAGGTTCTGGAACTCTATTCAACTTCGAGACTGCTGACGAGGCAGTTGCATATCACTATAGCAGTACATCTAATGCGATATTCAACTATCGCAATTATGGATCGGTCGCTGATACACCGATCAATTCTATTACGATCCAGTCTATTGCTAATGATACTATTGAGAGTCGTAAAGACGAAAGAATTATTGATCTAATTGTTGCTGGATCTAGTGTCGGTCAGTTCCTAGATTCTGGTTTCATTCTTCTCGGTGGCGAGGATGCTCCAGAAACTGTCAGAGAAGATTATGGTTCTATCATGGAATCTATCTCCCGCTATGCGATGGGAGACTTCTTGTTTGAGGGCGAAGCAGATCTTGCTAGAACACGCACTCATATCGGAACTGGTAATCTATTTGCATTCGTTGAAGGTCGTGGTAGAACTAAACCAAGATGGATTGCCAATGTCCTAATTGAAGTTAGTGGTAAAGGTGATACACCTAGAGCAAGAAGTTTTGTTGGAGAAGGCGTACTATTCAACCTCAACAATGCAGAAGATAGGAGAGCATATGCATACAGCGGTTCAGGTGCCCTCTATGCCATCTCTGGTGCTTCTGAATCGGTTGGTGCGGACTATCCCGACTCTACAGCGTTGCTGCCTATTACAGGCGCTGCTAGAGTCAGCTTCACGCCTAACTGGATTTCCGAGGGTGTTGCAACTCTCACTGGTGCATCAGTCGAGAGACAGACTGATCACTATCAAGGTTCTGGAACTCTATTCAACTTTGAGACTGCTGACGAGGCAGTTGCATATCATTACAGTAGTACATCCAATGATATCTTTGAGTATCGCAACTACGGATCTGTTGCCGACACTCCAATTGAATCTATTACGATTCAATCTATTGCTAATGAAACCATTGAGAGTCGCAAGGACGACAGAATTATTGATCTAGTAGAAAGTGGTTCTACTTCTGGATCTTATCTGAATTACGGATTCATTCTTCTCGATGGTGAAGATGCTCCCGAGACTATTAGAGAAGATTATGGTTCCATCATGGAATCTATCTCCCGTTATGCAATGGGAGACTTCCTGGTTCAGGGTGAAGCAGCAACAGTCAGAACACGTACTCATATTGGTTCTGGTGACATCAAGATTAATGTCGCCACTATCGTCAGCGTTCCACCCAAGTGGACTTCTGATATATTCGTCGATGTTACTGGCGAGGTTGTAGATAGCGTCACCAAGACATTCACTGGTTCTGGTGATCTATTCAACTTCGTATCCGCTGATGAGAGACGCGCCTTTGGATATCAATCCACTGGAACTCTATATGCAGTTAACGGTGCTGCTGAAGTCTTTGGTGCTAACCCACCAGATATTACAACAAATCTACAAGTCAGTGGATCTGCAGCTGTTGCATTCGTTCCTAACTGGAATGGATCTGGTGACGTATCCATCTTCGGTCAACTGGTCGAACGTGCAGCAGTCAATCCTCCTGCTCGTGGAAATCTGTTCGGATTCTCCAACGCTGACGATAGAAGAACATACAGCTATAACCAATCTTCTACCGATCTCTACGTTGATGTAGATTACGGATTTGTTGCTTCGCCTGTCATTGATTCTTGGGTCATTGCTAACCATGCATCCAAAGTCATTGAAGACTACAAGGATGACAAACTCTTTGATCTGGTCGAGAGTGGTGGTGGAGACTTCATTGATTATGGATTCATCGAGACTGCCAATCTCGCTGGTCTTCCTGGTGCAAACAATCTTCCAGATGCAACAGAAGATTATGGCACAATCATCGATCCTCAATACGAGAGATCGATCTACCCAATGGGTCATCTGTTCAAGTTCTCTGGACTTTCAGGTGGAGTCAAGGTTGTCATCAATCTGCGTCATATCGCAGTTCTTACCAAACCAACCCTCAAATTTAGTGGCGAAGCTTCAATACGACTTCCCAACGTCCACAGTGGAAGTGGCGTTCTATTCAGCACTGGTGGAGCAGCAGAATCTGCAACATTCAGCGAAATCAAGGACGGTCTATTCGAGTTTGTTGGATTCGCTGCAACCAGTTATACCCCCAATTTCAATGGTGGTGGCACCATCAGATTGGATGGTCGAGCATCTTCTGCAGTTGCATTCGCAGGATTCCAAGAGAACACTATTGTTCTACGTGGTATTGCTGGTCAGAAATACTTACCATCCTACGCTGGATCTGGATTTATCTCTACGTTGTCAGGAGCTGCAGAAGCAGTTACTGCAAGTCCAGATGATCTATTCGGTCTGTTTGACTTTGTTGGAACAGCAGCAGAGAAAGCAACAGCAGCATACGTTGGTTCTGGTTCACTGTTTGCACTATCTGGTGCAGTCGAAGCAGTTACTGCTGCAGAAGAGAAGAGGAATCTTATCAAGGTCAGCGGCAACGCTGCCGAGAGATTCATTCCGAACTTCAATGGTTCTGGTTCACTCTCTGTTCTTATTGGTGCTGCAGAATCCAGAACAGCAAGTCCAGATCCATTCTTTACTCTGTTCGACTTCACTGGTCGTGGATCAGTCAGAGCAACGATTGCAGAATCTGGATTTGCTCTTCTTTCTGTATCTGGAACAACCGAACCAGAGATCCTTACATTTGCAGAGCAACCATTTGGTACTGCTACGATCTTCGGTCAGGGTGGAGAAAGATTTGTTCCCAGTTATGTTGGTTTTGGTCGAATCGCAGCACTGTCTGGTGCAGCAGAATCCCTTACTGTCAATCCTCTGGAGAGACAACTTCTGTTCTCCATGGGAGGAGTTGCAGGAGAAAGATTTGCTGCAGCACCTCAAGTCAAAGGAACAGAGATCAAGCTTCAGGGCGAGATTGCTACTCCTCTACGTACATTTGCAGAACAACCATTCGGGGTTGTTCCTGTCAGTGGTATTGCAGACGAAAGATTTGTCGATGTATATGGTGGATTCGGTACTCTGTTCTCTGGAGGATTCACTTCAGAATCCATCACATTCAAGATTCCTCCAGTCAGAGAAGGAGACATTCTCTTCCGTGGATCTGCAGTCGAAGCGATTGGATTCAATCCTCCAGATATTACAACACATATTATTCTCTCTGGAGAAGGTGTTGTTCCTCTGCGTACATTTGCAGAACAACCAACAGTTCGCATCGCTACTCGTGGCACAGCAGTCGAAAGACAAACCGATGCATATCTCGGAACTGGTGCCATCTTCTCCAACGGATTCACTTCCGAGTCTGTTACCAAGAGACTTCCAGAGTTCACCGCTCATCTCAATGTTACTGGTCTTGCAGAAGAGAAAGCAACATTCAGAGAGATCTTCTTTGGTTCCCTCTTCAAGTTCAGAGGATCTGCAGGTCGCGCACTCCTCACCTTTGCAGAGCAACCACAGACTCTATCCAAGATTAGTGGTGTTGCTGCTACCACAAGAGCAAGAGACTTTATTGGCGATGGCAACATTGCAACTCTGTCTGGTGCTGCAGAAGCAGCTACCTTCAATCCTCTGGAAAAAGATCTGCTCTTCGATGTTACTGGCATCGCTGCAGAAAGAAGAACCAATACGTTTGTTGGTACTGGTCAGATCAAAATCTACCCAGAAGCAGCAGATATCAGGTTTACCCCGAACTGGAATGTCGAAGGTGTCATTCCTGTCAGTGGTACTGCGGTCGAGCGTGTCGCAAGAGACGAGGTTGTACGTGTCCTCATCGGTACATTCTCTGGTGCTGCCGAAGCTGTCACGTTCAATCCACTGGAGAAAGATGCACTCTTCTCCTTCACTGGTCGTGCAACTATTGCTTCTGCAGTATCGGAAGTCAAGAGAGTCGAACTTGCTGTATTTGCAGAACCAGTCAAGGTTCACGTTGTTGCTGTTCCACCTCCTGGCGAAGGAACTGCAACCATCAGCGGCGTTGGCGTCGAAAGATCTGCAAGAGACTACATCGGTCAGATCCACATTGGTACATTCTCTGGTGCAGCAGAATCTATTACTGTCAATCCTCTGGAGAGACAACTTCTATTCTCTGCAACTGGTATTGCAACCTTACGTTCTACTCGTGCTTACGTTGGAACTGGTTCCCTCTTTGCACTCAACGGTGCAGCAGAATCCAGAGCAGTCGCACCACCAGCAGAGGGTCTATACGAGATCAATGGCGAAGCAAACATTGTCATCACCCTCTCTCATGTTGGCGAAGGCAACCTATTCAGTTTCGTTACAAGCGAAGAGAAAGTTGCATACGACTATACTGGAGAACAAGTTCTCTTCACTGTTTCTGGAGAGGCAGTCGAAAGAATTGCCAATGCAGAAACTTTCTTTGGTTCTATCTTCTCGTTCTCTGGAGCAGCAGAAAGAGTTGCTTATGTACCAAGTCTGCTTGCAGATGTCAACATTGCTGGTCGTGCAGCAACTCCAAGATCCAGAGTATTTACTGGATCTGGAGATCTATATGCATTCGACAGTGCAGCAGAATCCAGAACAATTACTTACGAGAACGTCGCAATCTTCGACTTCCTCGGTCAAGTCAAACCTGCTATCACCAAGGCATATGTTGGCGAAACAGAAATCAAAACTTCTGGCGCAGCAAAGATTGCATTCGTCAGAGCACCTTACCCTGGTCTGGCAGAAGTTCAACTCTCTGGTATCGCAGACGAGAGAACAACTGCCAACCCACCAGAAGAAGGCACAGAAATTACAACCGATGGCGAAGCGAAAGTTCTTCGTTCTTTCGGATACGAAGGATCAGGTCAAATCAAAGTCAATGTCGATACCATCATCGGCATTTCTCTACGTATCTTTGGTACTGGATCCATCAATGTCAGAGTACATTCCAGATACTTCCCGCTACTCCAGCACAGAGCAGACGTTCATATCCTTATCGCTGGCAGCGCAGCAACTGTCAAGATTGATGTTGCGCCAGCTCGTACATACGGATGGATTATTTAATGATATAAATAACCTCGGTATCCTAAATTAATTTTAATGACTACCCAGGTACAGTTTAGACGCGGTACTACTGCTGAACATGCTCATTTCGCGGGAGCGCAGGGTGAGTTAACAATTGATACTGATAAAAATATGGCGGTTGTCCATGATGGGACAACGAATGGTGGATTTGATGTTTTTCGTGCAAGGTGGGAGTATTTAAACACAAGTGTTACACTCGGAACAAGTCTTCGATATCTCGTAGACACATCAGGAGGACCACTAACTCTAACTCTGCCGCTATATAATAATCAATTGGTTCCTAAAGCAGGGGACACGTTGGAGTTCATTGATATTAATTTTTCATGGGATACAAATAATGTAACAATCGTCGATCCAATTGGAAGACAATTTCAAAATACATTTGGAGTTATTTCCAGTCCTTTAGTATTTGACTTGAAAGGAGCGAGAGTGCAACTAATTTGGGACGGTAACTACTGGAGAGTAATTGTATGACAATGTTCATTAGCGACAGCTATCAACAACAAGGTGGTGGGGGGACATCGTTGTCTTCCAATAATTACACCCTAGGCAACGACTTCAGCATCCATGCTCTACGCAGGGATGATGATGGAATGCTACGTTACACCAAAATTAGAAGTATTGATGACGAGACAGGTGACTTCTTTCGTTTAGATGGAAGTTCCTATCTGGATATTGCAACTGGTGCATATGACTACGTAGAAGAAACTACGGAGGAGAAGTCATATTCAAATAATCCGCAAGATAAATACCAACAGTATAGATTTGATAGTCGCAAGATTAGCTATTTTGTTGATGATGACGGATACTTTGTAATTCGTTTCAATGAAAATTATGATTATTCCACCGAAGGACCCAAATAATAAGGCAGCATAAACATGGCAGATTTCAGATTAGGCAGACTTAAGTTTAATTGGAGGGGCGACTGGACAGTCGCAACTGCATACGTTATCGATGATATCGTAAAGTTTGGCGCAAACACCTATGTTTGTGTTTCCAACCATACGTCGGTATCAAACGAGGCGCAGTGGTATTCGGGCGATGGCGCTAGATGGCAAGTCCACACCGAAGGCATTTTCAATCGTGGAGATTGGGCAGATGCAACCTTCTACAAATTAAACGATATCGTAAAGTACGGTAACGATCAATACCGTGTAACCGTTGCTCACACCTCTAGCGGTACATTCGCTTCAGCAAATTTCATCTCTTATGTCAATGGACTTAAGTTTGAAGATTCCTGGGATGCCGCCGTTGAGTATCAATCTGGTGACATTGTAACCTTTGGTGGTTACTCTTATGTTGCTCTTGATACTTCGACAGGTGCCGCACCAAACAACCTTGGCGCTAGTTGGGAAATTCTAACAACTGGTTTTAAAGTTGTAGGTACATGGAGCAATAGCACAGCATACAAACCTGGTGACGTTGTACTACTTGGTGGTAACTCATACGTTGCTAAAACAACTAATACCAATTCTACACCAGCATCTGGTTCTGCTGATTGGGACTTTGTTGTTGGTGGTTTCACATGGAGAGGTGTTTGGAGTTCAACAGAAACATATCAGCCTGGTGATGCAATCTCCAGAGCGTCTAACTCTTACATCTGTGTTGCCGAGTCTACTAACAATACTCCAGAGACAGACGTTAATGGAGACTATTGGAACTCCCTGACTCAAGGAGCTCAATCCAACGTCTTGACAGATGCTGGTGATGTTCTTTATATTTCGGGTTCTGGTGCTGCCAGACTACCTATTGGAGCCAGCGGTCAAGTTCTAACAGTTGATGCCAACGGTTATCCTGCTTGGGAAAAGAGTAATGCAACCGATCCTGTTTACTATGTTACTGTCAACGGCAGTGATCTAAACAGTGGCGAGAATATTACCAAGTCATTTGGTTCACTACGTTTCGCTCTAGATAACGTTACTGGTCCTGCAACTATTTACGTTAAGGCAGGTACGTATAACGAAACTCTACCAATGTTCGTTCCCGAGAATATCTCGATCATTGGTGATAACATGAGAACAACTGTTATCAAACCAAATGTTGGTTCAAATTCTTCTACACAGAAACTGACACTGGCTACAGTTCCCGATGCTGCTTTGAGAGTTGTTGGCGAGACATGCACCAACGGTGCTGGTGACAAGACTGCACAAATCATCGATGTTAAAGATGGTGGCGGTACTATTGATATCATGCCTATTACTGGTGGTGATTGGACAGTTTCGGATACTTTCGAGGCTGGCAGTAATGATATCGTAATCAATCAGGTTGCAGCAATCCTTAACGAGAACTCAACGTTGTTCTACCTGTCCAACAAATCCATGCTTAAGGATTTGGTTATGGACGGTATGGCAGGATTCGTTCCTTCAGCATCCGATCCAAAAGATCTTAACACCGCAACGATTGAGGGTGTATTTGTAAGACTTAACCCTAACTCCCCAATCACCAAGTCTCCTTATGTTTCGCAGTGTTCTGCGTTCTCACAGACTGGTGTTGGTGCTATCGTTGATGGTAGTGTTCATAACAAGTATGACGGAACTGGAACTCCTTCCAACAAGTCAATCGTTTTTGACTCCTGGACTAACATCCATGAAAACGGTGGTGTTGCTTTCTGGATTACAAATAACGGCGCTGCTGAAATTGTATCCTGCTTCACTTACTACTGTCACGTTTCTTACTGCTCCACTAGAGGTGGTAGAATCAGATCTCTTGCAGGTAACTCTTCCTGGGGTACTTACGCTATTGTATCTTCTGGTTTCAACGAAAATGAAACTACCCTTGACGGATTTATCGATGGTCTAGAACTGAACTATGATCTGACCACACTTTCTGCTGGTACATCTTTTGAGAAAGATGAGCAGATGATCGGTGGTACGTCTGGTGCTGTTGGTGAAGTTACTAGCTTCCAACCTTCTGCAGACAAGATTCTATTCCGTCCTCTTAAAGGAACATTTGTTCAGAACGAAGTTGTTACTGGTCAAACATCTGGAGCAACTGCAACTCTAGTTAACAATTCAGACGCACAGAAAGGACAAAACGGATTTACCTTTGTTCTTGGTGGCATGACTGCTGCTCCAGATCCAGGTGGTTCAATTGAATACGTAACTGGTCCTGGTGGTGCTGGTGCTGATCAATTCACATATGTTGTTGCAAACTCTTCGTATGCTGCACCAAGTGGTCGTGGCGAACTAACAGTAACTAGAGGACTTCTAGGTTCTGCTGCCGCAACTCATGACGGTTTGAGCACGATTATCAGATATCAAACTGGTACTGCAACATCTCTATCTGCACCTATTAGTAGTGCAGTAGATACAACTATCCAAGTTTCTTCCATTACTGGTATTAACACTGGTGGTTATATCATTATCGAAAACGAAATGATGGAAGTTGTTGCTTTCCCAACTGCAACATCAGTTACTGTTGTTAGAGGAGTAGAAGGAACTTCTGCTTCTACGCATACATCTGGTGTAGTTGTTAGAGCACTTCAAATTAAGGTTCCTTCTCAAACTACAACTGCTAGAGATCTCACTGCTAGTGATACAATCATCCTGGTTGAGACTGCAACTGGTACTCTATCATCAGATTATATCAAGATTGACAACGAGTTCATGCAGGTTTCTACATCTGCAACAATTACAACTGGTACTGTTACCATTGTTCTTGCAGAAACAAAACCAACACCAGCTTACGATCGTCAACTAACTAGAGTTAGATATCTTTATTCACAAGTTAGACTAACTGGTCATGACTTCCTAGATATCGGTACTGGCAATAAGACACAAACTAACTGGCCTGGTCTACCACTTTCGGCACCTGCACCTGGCAACGAAGTTACTGAAGATTTCCCAGGTCGTGTATTCTATGTTTCAACTGACCAAGATGGTAACTTTACCGTTGGTCGTTACTTTAAGGTTAACCAGTCAACTGGTAGCACAACCTTGAATGCATCTTCCTTCGATCTTTCTGGTCTATCATCCTTGAGACTCGGTTCTATCGGTGCTCAAATTGGTGAATCAATTGATGAATTCTCCAGCGACGTTACACTGTCCGCTAATAGCAACGCTAAAGTTCCTACACAGAAGGCAGTTAAGACTTACGTTGATACTAAAACGAAGACGAAAGGCTTCACTTTCTGGGCGGGAGCAATGTGATCCCCACTTTATAAATATTACAGATAAACTACGACATTCGGAACATTTAAGGAGTAATCAACATGGCTTCTGGCATCCTGGGGACACAAGCTTCCCTTTCAGCTAACACACTAACCACAGTTTACACAGTCCCTGCATCAACTGTTGCATACGTAAACTTCAACATCGTCAACACCAACGCTACAGCTGTTAGCGTTCGTGTTGCTATTTCTGCTACTGGAACTCCAACTGGTGCAGAATACATTGAGTATAATGCAGAAATTGCAGGATACGGAATTCTGGAGAGAACTGGTATTGCGTTGCAATCAACCAAAAACCTCGTGGTACTTTCTGATACCGCGAACGTCAGCGTCTCGGCGTATGGCGTAGAAGAAGAGGCTTGATAAATAATCCAAAGGAGTTATAAAAACAATGGGACGCAACCTATCACAAGTTATCTCACAAAGATACACAGTAGCAATTACAGCAGATCACGATATTCTTTCAGGAGAAATTCTTCTGATTGATACTGTCGCTGGCACAGAACTTACACTCACTCTTCCTGCTAATCCATCTGCAGGTGATCGTGTCAATCTAATTGACGCCGCTGGTCAGTGTGGAACCACTAAAGCGGTTATTGCTAGAAACGGTAATAAAATTGCCAACCTGGCAGAAGACCTAGATTTTGATATTAAGAATGCATCACTTGAACTAATCTACACTGGATCTTCTTACGGTTGGTCGATCCTTTCTAACTAATACTAATAGGGAGGTATTGACAGATGTCTAGTTTAAGAGATCTACTGGATGTTGCCACAACAGATGGCATTCCAGTAGCAACGTATTACGGTCCACAAAACGCTCACCAGATCTGGTGGCGTGGAGGACATTGCTGGTACTACGAGAGTAGTCACAATTACCATTGGGCAGAAAACCGCTGGTGTGTTCCATCATGCTGCGTCTGTAAAGTACAGTTTGAAGTTTGGGGCGGCGGCGGAGGCGGCGGCGGTTCATGCTGCTGTATGTCTGGTGTCAATGGTTATTCTGGTCAATACAATAAATTTACTGTTTGTGCAGCTGCACAAGGTGTGAACCAATTGGATCAATGCTGCTACGTGATGTGTGCTGGTACTATTACTTGCAGACACCCAGGTAACGGCGGTTTTGATGGATGCAAATCATTTGTTGTCGGTCCTGGTCTTGATAACTTCTGCGCTTGCGGTGGTTGTCACGGTTATTCTTGCTGCTTCGGTGGCGGTTCCTCTAGATGGGGTTGTCGCTTCAGAATGAACTGGCAGACAGGTCAGCCACATTGCAGATGGCAGTGTGATAAGTCTGGTGGAGAATACAGCGAATCACGTACCAATCGTGATGCTGCTTGCGAACTTGGTCGTGAGTATTGGGGTCAAGTTGGTTCTTACAACCAGATGGACTGCCAAGAGTGTGGTAACTGGTGTATGATGAAACACTCCTCACCATTTGCTCCTTACCAAGATGGTAAGTTTGGTACATTCAACCACCAAAGACACCATTCAATGGCTACTTGTGGTAGAACTGAAACGCAGTGGATTACAGGTAATAATGGAGGCATCTCTGGAGATTGCCACAGAAGCGGTCCTCCTGGTCACGGTGGATTCTCCTCCGACACATTCGGTGGCGGTTGCTGCTGCTCTTCTGAAGGCGCTGCAGGTCTAGTTAAAGTCACATGGTATTGCAAGGTATAAACTAATGGCAAATTTACGAGGTCTCCTGGGAAAGGAATTCGATTCTACTGTTCTAGAAACTGCTGGGCAATACGGTAGCTACGAAAAAATCAGAGATGGTAAGGTGTATAACTTCGCACCTTACTGTAACTTAAACTGCGATAGTAGTTATCGTAGTTACTATCAAGAGTATTGGTGTGTACCATGTGGTACTACACAGATTACTTTTGAGATTTGGGGCGGTGGTGGCTCTGGTGGCGGCGCTTGCTGTTGCCAACAGGGTATGCCTGGTGGATCTGGTGCATATTCCAGAAAGACTCTACAATACCCACAAATTCAAGGTGGTTGGTGCTTCTACTTGAAAGTTGCAGAACCTACTTGCTGCTCACAGTGCTGTATTGGTATTCAAGGTTGTAAGTCTTACATCTGTGGTAAAAACGGGGATGCACAAAATGCTCTCGGTTCTAACTTCTGTGCAGACGGTGGACTACCTGGCAAGACTTGCTGTTATGCATACTGGGATACTCAATTCAGATGCCTGGATAGAGTTTACTGGGCAGGTTGTGGTGGACATGATCCTGCTACTGATGGTCCCAATGCCTATGGCGGTGATGAGAACATTAAGGGACATCCAGGATTCTTCCGAATCTATAATACATCTAGCAACTGCTGGGCGAAGATGGGAATGGCTTACCCACCCCGTCTAATTGACAAAGAAGGTGGACACTTGATTTCCAGCGTTAGAGGAAATGCTTGTATCAATGATCGTACCTTCTGTCAAGGAACCACTCCATGGGCATTCAATGCTAATTGTAATCCTACTCTACCTGGTGTAGGTGGTCCTTCATCAACATCTTGTGGTGGTAGTTGCTGTTACGGTCATAGAGGATCTGGTGGATATATTAAGATTACATATTGCTCCTGCTGGATGGGTGTGAATCGTGACTGTGCATACCACTTCTGTAACTAATATCTAAATAGCATATAACAAGGAAAAGTACCGATGCCTAACTCAAATTTACGCGATCTGCTCGGGATTGTAACAACTGATTCAATCAAAGGTTTAGCATCTGCCGATGCTACGACTAAACTACCCGCATATCCTAGTCAGGGATATAGAACAATGTACATCACTGCACAGTGTGGTGCTACTTGTGATGATTGGACGAGTAACTATAGTTACTACGACTATCCCGATTGGAAAGTTCCTGCTAATACTACCCAAATCATTTTTGAGATTTGGGGTGCTGGCGGTGGCGGCGGTGATGGTTGTTGCTGTACTCGTGGTGTACCTGGTTCTTCTGGTGCTTATGCATATAAGATGCTATCTGGTTCTGATGTAGTTCCTGGTTGTGCTTATGCTATGGACATTGGTCAGGGTGGTAGATCAAGGCAGGGTCCTGCTTGTGGTCAACAAGGTAGCAAAACTTCTGTTATTGGATACGGTCTATCCAACTTCTGTGCTGATGGTGGATATGGTGGTTGCTCTTGCTGCTACATGTGTTGCTGTACTTGGGGTACGCTATGCAATGTGTGCTGTAACGGTCCTTGCGCTTTGTATTACGGCGCTAGCGGCGGTGCATATGGCAATCCAGGTGCTGGTACGATGTGGTGTGAAAATAATCACTGCTGGAACAAGCAACACATTCCTTATCCAGGCGGTCTAGTTAATGGTAAAGGTGGTTGGTTGCCTGGTACACAATGCGAAAACACTGGTTGTGGATATTGTCTCAATCACTGGGCAGTTGCTCAACTTGGTTGGGGTGGATCACATAGTGATCACAACTATGTTCCTGGCACTGGCGGTCCTTCTGCATGGGTTTGTGGTGGCGGTTGCTGCCGTGGTCAACATGGAAACCCTGGTATGATCCGCATTTCATACAAGCAATCCGAACGCGGATATTGATTCCATAGTTTATAAATAATACAGCAAAGAAAACCCAAGGATTAAACAAGAGATTACTATCATGGCGAATATTTCAAAACCAGTAACTTACAACTTGCCTGACGAGTATACCAAGCAAACTAGTGATCTTGGTCTTACGGCAGAATTTACCTACAAAGGTCCAGAGTATCTCTGGGTTTTTGTAGACGGCGAAACAGGTGCTCTTCTACCATCTCAATCGTTCATTGCTACTATCAACCCAACTAGGGATGAAGAGCAAGCTCGTGTACGTGCAGGTCTAGACGAAAAGGCAGTTCTTCTTCGTCCTAATACAAACGGAACAGATCTTCTACTAGCATCTATTCTACTCGGACAAGATACTGGCAAAGCAACTGGTTATCCACAGAAAGAATACAAATTCCCTGCTGGTCATGCAAGAGCGGGTGAAACGTATTACGAGCGTCCCGATCCCCAGCAACCAAACCATACTTACGCAGTAGACGAGATCATGTATGATCTTGCAAATGATTCCTGGGTTACTCCTTTCCCTTGGTTCAAGCCTTGGATGACCGAAGAATTCCATAAGGAAGCAAGAGACTCTGCTCTCGAAGGCAATAGGGTCTTCTATGCAGAGATCAAAGGTAATATGACTGCTGATCAGATTGCAGCAGCAGACGCATGGATCGCTGCAATGGAAAATCTTTACACAGATTTTGCTGGTGTTGAACCATTCATGATTCCATTCCCTGAAAACCCATTGGGAGAATTGGTTGAAGACTACGACTATAACGTAGATCCTGACAACCGTTTGGATGACACAAAAACTGACGGTGCTGTCTGATTAGTTTTGTGGTATAATGAGAGGGTCTTCGGACCCTCTTTTTTTATGCTTAAATATCCTGATCTACGTGATCACATATTCGTACACAAACTCATCCCAGATAATCTATGCGATAAACTAATTACAAGACTCGATAAAAGACCATGGAAAGATCATAAATGGTATGACGCTGGTCTTAAACAAGATATAGAAGAAGCAGATTTTCAAACTTTGAAAGATGATACTGCTTCTGGAAAAATATATCCTTTGATTCAAGATCTTTGTATCGCATACCACGACAAGTATCATCAACCAGAAAATACAAATTCAGATTTATTCTGGTCTGTAGCTTCTAATATCAAGTTCAACAAATATACTGAAGGGGATAGCATCAAACCACATCACGATCATATTCATGATATGTTTCAAGGTGATCTACGTGGTATTCCAGTCACTAGTATTATTGGAGTTCTAAATGATGATTACCAAGGCGGTGAATTACTTTTTTGGAATGATCATAAAGTAGAATTAAAGAAAGGTGAGGTAGTTGCATTCCCATCAGTATTTTTATATCCCCATCAGGTTACTACAGTAACCAAAGGAACAAGATACTCTTGGGTTGCATGGTGCGTTTAACCCCCCTGAAGACCTCACCTAAATAAAGTATATAAATCATTAGCAACTGATTATGAGACCTAAATCATTTTTTGTCAATGGTGGTGCTGGACGTGTGCTTTGTTCAATACCTGCATTTGAGAAATATCAAGAGGAACATCCCGACGAGGATTTCCTAATTATCTGTGAAGGAGGTACAGACTTCTTCAAAGGTCATCCGACACTTTACGGTAAAGTGTATGACCACTGGCACAAAAATATCTTTCGAGATAAACTTATTCATACAGATGTTAAAACACCTGAACCATATAGGGTGTGGGAATACTACAATCAAAAATGTAATCTATCCCAAGCATTTGATATTGAGATCAATGGGAAAGGTGTAAGAGAACTACCCAAACCAACTATCAAACTTTCTAAAGAAGAACAAGTAAATGGAAAGTTTGTTGTTGCAGAAGTAAGACAAAAGACAAACAAGAAAAAGACAGTTGTTTTTCAACCTTTTGGTAGAGGAGTTCAAACTGTTGGAAATATCATTACCGATTCTTCTGGAAGAAGTTTTGAGTTTAAGAATGTTATTTCTATCATGAAACGTTTGCAGAAAAAGTATTCTGTAATCCTGATGTCAGAGTTTGGATTTGATTTTGAAAAAGAAGGATTGAGAGATACTGTTTCTTTTCCTGCTGGAAATCAAGTTCCTTTGCGAGGATGGGCTGGCATTATTAAAGAAGCAGATCTATTCCTAGGATGTGATTCCGTTGGTCAACACATTGCATATTCAGTAGGAACACCTGTGGTTTCTGTTATGGGATCTACTTTTGGTGTCAATGTTTCATATCCAGACCACGAGAAAGTAGATGTTCTTGATATGGGCGAAGGATTGAGATTGTATGATCCTATTCGTGTCTGTCCTGATGAAGAATCTGCAAGAGTAAATGATGGCATCATGATGATGAATGATAAAGTCGAAGAAGTTATCATGAAGTCTGTTGACAAACTGATGAACAGGTATTACACCAAACCAGAAATGGAGATTGTTCTCCCAGAATCTTATGGTGGTCCTCAAGAAGGATGTCCAACTTGTCCACCAGAAGCACCGCTATCAGCGCCAAAGCAGCAAGGATTGGGTCCAATTGAATTGGAAGCTGCATCGAATGGAGTAAAGATCCCCTCACTAGAACCTAGTAAGAAAGGATTTTCTCAAACTGTAAAAGTAAATTGAGGTTATAATGTCTGTTATTGTTTCGGTCGCCCGTGGTCATAACGGGAGTACGACTTTGTTGGTTGATGGCAAGGTAGTATTTTATCTGGAGGAGGAGCGACTGTCTCGCTTTAAGTATGATGGTTCTCCTCTACTTGGTTTGCAGAAAGTATTTGATTATGTAGATCACATTGATCATCTAGTAGTCTGTCATACCCATCGTCATGGTCCTGTTCTTGATTGGTCTGGCGAAGGTGCATATCAAGGATGGGTAAGAAAACTAGCTAGGAAAAGATTTGAGTTTCAGACTCACGAAATTGATACTATCCATCACGAGATGCATGCTGCATGTGGTTTCTATAACTCTGGGTTTGAAACTGCTGCTTGTGTAATTGCTGATGGTGCTGGTAGTTTCCTACAGATTGGAGAAATTGAAGATACCTGCTATGAGTTTGAAACTATTTTCAATGCATCATATCCTGGTGATTTTGATACTGTCTATAAGCATGTAGGTACAAAACAATCAATTGGTATGTCGGAACCAGAAGATAACATCTTTGTTACCGAGTACCCTGGTCATACTAAAATGTATGAAGCAGTAACACAATATTGTGGATTCCCCGCCATTGAGGCAGGTAAGCTCATGGGTCTTGCTCCATACGGCAACCCCAATGAAGACCTACCATCATTCTTTAATGGCGAGTGGGGTAATCGAAATCTGATTATTCCTACTTATCCTAATGCAGCAATGCTTAATGTTTCTCGTTATGATGTCCTCAAAGAGGACGTTAAGAATCATGTTCAGGGTGAGTATACGGATGTTCAAAAGGATCTCGCTTACAAGATTCAGGAACAAACTTCCGACCGTATGGTTCAGTTGATTCGCAAAGCACACGAATTGACTGGTGAAAAGAACATTGTAATTTGTGGTGGTTACGGTCTCAACTGCGTTGCAAACTACAAGTATTGGAAGGAGTTTCCTGATCTCAATATCTACTGTGAGCCTATCTCACATGACGGTGGTACTTCTATTGGTGGAGCCAAATATGTCTACAACAAACTGAAGGAAACCGAGAAACCCAGTAAGCAAGAGTCTGTTTATTATGGTCCTCAATATGATCCTACTGGTTACGAGGCAGACCTAGAAGGTCTAGAAGTTACCGACACTTCATATGATGATGTTGCTAAACTAATTCGTGAAGGTAGCATCGTAACAATCTATCAGGGTCGTTCCGAGGGTGGTCCTCGTGCATTGGGCAACAGATCTATTCTGTTCGATCCTACTATCAAAGATGGTAAAGATCATGTCAATGCAGTCAAGCACCGTGAATGGTTCCGACCATTTGCTTGTTCCATTAAGAAAGAAGCAGTTCATGACTGGTTTGATCTAGCAGGTCGTGATGAGACACCTCACATGATGTATGCAGTCAAGTGTCATGATGGAGTAGAAGAAAAGATTCCTTCTGTTATTCATGTTGATAACACTTGCAGAATCCAGACAGTGACTCCAGAACAGAATGAACACTATTATAATCTCATTGATGCATTTGATAAGATTTCAGGTGTTCCTATTCTGTTCAACACTTCTTTTAATCTTGGTGGAGACCCTCTGGTCGAGACAATCGAAGATGCAGTCAACACTTTGAGTAAGAGTGATATTGAATGGATGTATCTTCCAGAAATTCAGAAACTTGTTCATGTACCAAACGAATGAAAATATCTTTCGTAAACGGATGTTTTGATGTGCTCCATCCTGGACACATCGAACTTCTAAAGTACGCTAGGTCTTTTGGAGACTATCTCATTGTTGCTATTGATTCCGATAGGAAGGTAGCAGAAATGAAAGGTCCCGAGAGACCTATTTTTTCGCAATTCGATAGACGGATGATGCTAGATGCCATCAGATATGTTGATGTAGTTCATGTGTTTGATACCAGACAAGAACTAGAGGAGTTGCTGGAATCGCTTAAACCTGATACAATGGTAGTCGGTTCCGACTGGAAAGGAAAAGAAGTAGTAGGTTCACACTATGCAAAATCAGTTCGGTTTTTTGATCGACAAGGAGACTACTCCACAACCCAAACAATTCAAGGTACTCCTTATCGGTGACACCTGTATCGATAATTATGTGTATGGCACAGTCACCAGGATCAGTCCTGAAGCGCCCGTACCAGTTATGGTTTATGATAGAGTAGAAAGTGCCAAAGGAATGGCTTATAACGTCAGAGAGAACCTGGTGTCCTTTGGGAACGATGTATACATGATGACTCATAAAGCACAAATTACCAAGACTCGATACGTAGACTCCAAGTCCAACCAGCAGATCATGCGGTTAGATGAGAACGATCAAGCTGAAGATTTTGGATGGGATCTACCAACAGAAAAATTTGATGTCATGGTCATCTCTGACTATAACAAAGGATTCCTTTCTGAAGAAAAGATTCAAGAACTGGTAGACTGGTTTAAGGGTCCTGTCTTTATCGATAGTAAGAAGACTCGATTACCCAAAGAGTGTTATATCAAGATTAACGATAGGGAGGCACAGAAGTTAGAAGGAGACTACCCCAATCTGATTGTGACTAAAGGATCACAGGGATGTACTTATGATGGTATGTCTTTTCCTGGTATTAATGTACCTGTATTTGATGTAGCAGGTGCTGGTGATACATTTCTAGCAACATTAGTTCATTTTTATCTGCTTTTAGGAACTATTGATCGTGCTATTCCATATGCAAATAAAGCAGCAGCAATTGCCGTCACACACTTCGGCACCTATGTCCTATCCCAAAATGATGTAAATGAAATACGTTGTTGATATTGATAATACTATCTGCACACCAACTGTAGGTAGAAACTATGAAGATGCTCAACCTTGGCATACCAGAATTGATAAAATAAATAAGTTGTATGATGAAGGTCATACAATAGTATACTTCACTGCTAGAGGAATGGGTAGGTTTGATGGAGATCCTGATGCAGCCTGGAAAGCAGCTCAACTCCTAACAGACTTAACCAGAGAACAATTAAATACTTGGGGATGTAAGTATCACGATTTGATACTGGGAAAACCACACGCTGATTATTTTATTGACGACAAAGGAATTAATTCTAATGACTTCTTTTAAACACGTACCTAAAGGTTGGGGATACGAAAAGTGGATTGTCAATAATGACAAATACTGTGGAAAACTTTTATTCTTTGAACCAGGGAAGAAATGTTCTTGGCACTATCATCAGTTAAAAGAAGAAACATTCTACATTCACTCGGGTAAGATACAATTAGTATATGGATATGAGGATGATTTTGCTGATGCAGATACAGTAATATTAAAACCTGGAGACAAATTTGAAGTCCCCAGGTTATTGCGTCATCAGATGTTAGGTTTAGAAGAGACGGAAATGTATGAGTTCTCTACGACACACTTTGACTCTGATTCCTATCGAGTAGTGAAAGGTGACTGATGTATGTCTCAATTGAGATGAACTCTTTGTTCTCCCACTTAAAATTAGCAACAGTATTGTATTGATACTTGTCCTTCAAATGTTCGGGGAAGGGGATCTCTTTGATCTCCGCCCCGAATTTTTTTGCGATAATTTCTGCTACCTGTCTGAATGAATAACATCTACCAGATCCAAGATCATAGATGCCAGACTCTTCTCCATTGTTATCTACAATATCTACAACGTCATCTACCCATATAAAATCTCGGAACATCTTTTCAGATCCCTCAAAAATTTCAATCACACCTTTCTCTACTGCTTGCTCTGCAAACTTGCTTACAGGACTGCGTTGATTACCTTTGTGTTCTTCACCTAGACCATATACATTGAAGAATCTAAATCCTTGAATAAGCTCAAACCTATCAATATTTTCAGACACCCAAAGATCTACAGCAACCTTTGACTTTGCATACAGGTTGAGAGGATCTAGTCCACCATCATGCTTGTTACCATATACAGAAGCAGATGAAGCATACTTAACTGGGATGCCATGTTCGATAGCAATCTCAAATAATCTAATAGAAAATTCTACGTTAAAGCAATTAAGTCTTTCTTCGTCAGTACATGTCGTGGAAGAGATAGCTCCCATGTGAATAATTTCATCAATGTCTTTCCATCCATGGAAGTTCTCAAGCATTGCCCATGCATTGTAATCCTCTACACCAATGAATGGTTTATGTTTTTCTGCAAACTTCTTACCAATAAATCCATTGCACCCAGTAATCAGTTTAGGCATAGTATTGTAGACAGGTATAAATAAGTATAACACAGAAGGACTATAGCGACAACCAGATGTCTAATCCCACCTTTGGATATTTAGCGTCTCTTGTAACACCCCTAAAAACGAGAGTCGCATTACACACTGCAGAAGCAGGCAAGGTCGTAGAGGGTAAACTTGTTATTACACATAAAGACCCTTATCCTGTTAGGGTTAGGATCGGTGTATCCACTGGTGGAGTTCTTGACTTCAATCCAGAAAACTACATTCTCTATGATTATGAAATTGGTGAAGGTGAAAGTTACGAAAGTGATACGATCTACTACGGTAACAATCAGACTCTAGTTGTCTGGTCAACATGTGCGAGCACTACATTTGTCTTGCACGGTCAGATTAAAGCTGACCCAACCGCTACTGGATTTGTAGCAGCAGCAATGCTGAATCCAGTAAAAACAAATACCACAATCTACTCTGTACCATCAAACGAAGAAGCTCTATTGAGTTTGTTTGTTGCTAACCAAAGTTCTAGCAACGCAAGATTTAGAATTGCTATTGTTGATTCTAGTGTTGCACCTGCGGTTACTTCAGACCAATACATTGAGTACAATCAAGATCTACTACCAAGAGTTTCTTATCAAAGAAAAGATATCAAGGTAAGAGGTGATCAAAGTATTGTAGCATATTCTGATAACCCAGATGTTTCTATTTCAGTTTATGCAAAATTTAACTACAGTGTAGTTGATACTGATTTTACTATTGGTGGTTCATTGGATGTAGGTGGATCAACCATCCTACGTGATACACTAGAAGTACAGCAAGCAACAACACTCAAAGAAACTCTGGATGCAGAAAAAGCAGTTACGATTGGCACTGATGCTGTACCAGCCAATCTGACAGTGAAAGGTGATGTTGCTGTTGGATCTGCATCCATAGCACAATCAACAGGTAACATTTCTACTCCAGGCATTCTAACAGCAAACACAATTGCAACCAGTGGTGATATTGTTGCTGGATCCAATAAAGTAGTTTTGGATGGATCTGCAGGGGACCTTACCATGCAAGGACAATTGACTGTAGTAGGAGGATTCGCAGGTGATCTGAATCTTCTAAATAATAAAGTAACGAATCTGGCAGATCCTGCTGCCGCAACGGACGCTGCAAATCGCAAGTACGTTGATAGTAAGGTTGTAGCATTCTCTATCGCATTAGGATAATACGGAGTTTATAAATGGCAAAAAGACAAATTAGAGACTATGTATTCTCCCCAGGAATTGCTGGTGCAGGTACGCTAAAGATTCTTGACAAGGTAGATGTTGATCAAATTTTGATCATCAGTAACGCTACTAAAAACATTTTCTTATATAATTTTAGTGATCCATCACTACCAGTTTCAGTTGATTTTACATCAACAACAGATGGATCAGATCCTGATTTTCCATACAGTAACACATTGTCTAATGGTGTAACTACCATTACATTTTTGTATGATACTTCTTCGCATTTTGCATCTGACAAGATTCTAATTTTTGTCGAAGCAGAAGAACAGAGAACTAGACCATACGACTTCGGTACTGATGCTATCGAACGTATGAGGATGGCAACACCTCAATCGATGCTTGACGCTGACTTTGAGTATGGCATCCAACCCACCAAGTGGCAGTCTCTTGACTTGCTACGTGGTTATCCTTCTATCTACGAAGTTCCTGGATCTGATATCGGTATCGAAAGTGTAACGACCGATGCATCTTCTGGTTCTGGTTCAATTGGTCCTTCTAAAATTACTATTGATTCAACTCTAGATCATGGTTTGGTTGTTGGAGATCCTATCTCTATCAAAGGTCTCGATGATGCTGTTCCAGGTTTTGCTAAAGCAGAGGGTTCATTTATTATCGACTCTGTTCCATCAGCAACACAGTTTACTTATTATGCCAAAGCAAAAGTAGGTACAACACCTGCTACTGCACTAAAATCTTCATTCACAATCCTGAAGCAAGCAGGTTTCTACACTGGCGCTGCAATCGGTACAAGCCCAACGTTTACTGTAGTAACACAGGGTGCTAGTGGTAACTTCGCAACTAGAGGATCTGCTACTCAAGGTGCTACTAAACTTGGTGTATCAGCAGTTTCTGTATTGCCACCGATTGGTGCTCCTCTTGGAGGCACAGGTATTGCAACAGGCACCCAGGTAACTGCTGTTGTTGATACTAATGCAACACTAAACATTACTGATTCATTCACTGCTCCAGTATCTGAAATTACTTTCAATGATACTGCAAACATTGAGGTTGGTGCTGGTCTAGACAATGGAGCTGGTGAAACAGTTTTTGTTACTAATATTAATGGCAATGTAGTTACTCTATCTGCTCCATATACTGTAAATAAAACTGGTAACAGTTTTGTATCTCAACCAATTGCAGCTGCAGGTCTTAACTTTGGTAATGGTAGTGGCGCATCCTTTGATATCACAAGAACAGACGGTGCTTATAGCACCGTAATTGTAAACCCACAAAACTTTTATAATAGTGTTAACACTGGTGCATACTCTGGTCTAGGATCAGGGGCAACGTTTACCGTAGAAAGGATTGGTGGTGCATCCCCTTCATATCAGAATGTATTCCCTGCTAATGCTGGTAGTGGATATTCTGCTACAGAAACAATTGTCATTCCTGGTTCTTCACTAGGTGGTGATGATACTACTAACGATCTTACTATTACTATTGCTGGTGTCGATGCTTTTGGTGTCATCACATCTATCAATTTTTCAGGTACTCCATCTAATTCACAAACCCGAGCGGGTATTGATTTTGCTGTAGGAGAAGATCTGGTCATCTATGGTAATGCACTTGGTGGTACATCGCCAACAAATGATCTCAACATTCACATCACTGGTGTTACTGCTTCGGGAGGTATTGATACATTTAATGTTACTGGTACTGCGGTTCCTTCCAGTCAAACATACAACGGTGTTGAACAGTCATCCACAACTGGATCTGGTATCAATGCTGGATTCCAAATTGAAAGAGTTGGTGCTGGTCAGAATACTGCACAGGTAGATGAGGTCATCATTGGTGGTACAGTCGAAGTTGATGATACATTCAAGATTACTCTTAATGGTACTACAGACTTTACATACACAGCTTTAGCAGGTGATACCACTACAGCAGTTAGAAATGCATTGATTGGTTTAGTCAATGCGTCTTCAGTTGTTTATGCGGCTAGTGGATCAACTAGTGGTAGTTTAGATATTACCGCATTGTCCCCAGGAACTTCATTTACACTTTCTGTTCTTACAGAAGATGCTGGTGGTAACGCAGCTGATACACAAACAATGGTTACAAATAATGTAACCCCCAACTTCAGCGCCAGCACAACTCCTGCATACAATGTTACTATTGGAAACCCTGGTCAGAACTATGCCAACCTAGACGACATCGTTATTAATGGTGATGTTCTTGGTGGAACAGCTGGGGTCAATGATCTAACCATTACAGTACAAACAGTTGATGCACAAGGTGGCATTACTGGTATCACTCTTGCTGGTACGCCTTGGGACGGTAATCAAACGTATATAAACTATACTGCTAACCCAACGGCATTTAATGCAACGTTCACACCGAGAATTTCTTCGGGTAGTTATTCACCAGAAATTACTAATGGTGGTACTGGATACAAAATTGGATATCAATTCTCAATTTCTGGTGCTTCTCTAGGTGGTTCTCCAACTACAAATGACATGACGATTACCGTCAGTAATGTTGACGTTGCAGGAACTATTACAGAGGTTACGGCATCTGGTACTCCAGTTTCTGGAGATACAATTGCATTCTTCAAAGCAGTATCTTTGAGTGCTCCTACCACAAGCACTGTAGGAAATGGAACCACAGTTACATACTCCGCTATTGCGAAGATTAATGTAACATTTTCAACTAACCATGGTCTAGTACCTGGCGACACGATTCTGGTATCAATTACATCTAACTCTCCTGGTCATGATCTAGCATCTGGACCATTCTTTGTAGATGAAGTACCTGGTCTAGACAACTTTACTTATACAGCAAGAACAACTGGTACTGTTACCGAAAGCGGTATTGTTGGTTCTGTATATCCAAGAACTGATTCATTCTATACACACAGACCATTTGATGGTGGTGTTCAGTTGGGTACAGGTTCTCCTGCACACGGCGCACAAGCAGTTCGTCAATCCAAGAAGTATATCAGATATCAGTCTGGTAAAGGTATCATGTATACCACTGGTGCTTTGTTCGCACCTTCTTACGACTTGAGAAGTGTGGATGCTGATGGAACTTCAATTGGTAGTATCATTACTTGTGTTACTGATGACCTTAATCACGGTCTACAGGTTGGTGCAGAAGTTCAGCTAGTTGGTTTGACCACAGCAGGATATAATGATCACTACACTGTAGCGTCGGTTATTGATGAAATTACATTTACTGTTCTTGCACAGAATAACCTAGCATCTACATCAGCAGCATTTGGCGATCAGCCAGTTGTTGCTCTGTATAGATGGCAGGGTGCTACGGTTCGTGCTGGTGCATTTGATGATCAGAATGGTATCTTCTTCCAGTATGACGGATCTAACATTGCTGTCGGATTGAGATCTTCTACATTCCAGATTGCTGGTGTAGTAACAGCAACTTCAGACTCTAACGAACTTACTGGAACTAACACCAAGTTTACTGAACAGTTATCTGTTGGTGACAGAATTGTCGTTCGTGGTATGTCTCACGTTATCACCAAAATTGATAACAACACTAGACTGTATATGAACCCAGACTTTAGAGGAGTTTCTAATGCAGTTAACGTCAAAGCAGCACTGACTAAAGAAATTATTATCCCACAAAATCAGTGGAACATTGATAGATGTGATGGAACTGGTAAGTCTGGATATGACATCCAAATCAACAGGATGCAGATGATTGGATTCCAATACACCTGGTATGGTGCTGGATTCATTGACTGGATGTTCAGAGGTCCCGCTGGTAACTTCACATTCTGCCACAGACTGAAGAACAACAACAGAAACAACGAAGCATTCATGCGTTCTGGTAACCTACCAGTTCGTTATGAGGTCATTAACGAAGGTGCTAAAGGTAGACTAGCAACTCAATTGGCTGATACAGAACTTGATACGATTGCACTTAAAGATGCATCTTTGTTCCCCAACAACGGAACTCTATTAATCAATAATGAAATTGTAAGATACACTAATAGAGCAACTAATAATCTAACAGGTCTTACTAGATCTGCAAATTACACTAACTTTGCTGCAGGTTCTCAAAGAACATACAAAGCAGGTAGTGCTGCACAACACGCAGAAAACACTGGTGTTATTCTACTATCAAACACAGCAACACCACAGATTAATCACTGGGGTTCTGCATTCCTAACTGATGGTGGATTCGATGAAGATCGTGGATACCTATTCAACTACCAAGAAAAAGAAGTTGAACTTACAACTACCAAGTCTACAATCTTCTTGATCAGACTATCTCCTAGTGTTTCTAATGCTATCACTGGTGACCTAGGTGAGAGAGAACTAATCAACCGAGCACAGTTGCTACTCAAGAACATTGAGATTACTGCACAGGGTGGATCAAGTTCGCAAGGTATCATTATTGAGGGTGTTCTTAATCCTAAAAACTATCCAACCGATCCAAACGATGTTACCTGGGCAGGTCTGAATACAGGTGGTTCTGGTGGACAACCATCGTTCGCACAGATTGCATCTGGTGGTGATATCACATTCATCGGTGGTATCTCTCCAGTTTCAGCATCAAACGCTGGCACACAAAACTATAATTCCAACTATGTCTTCTTTAATACCTCTGACATCTCTGGTGTGCAGATTGGTTTTGAGGTAACTGGTGGTGACTTGAGAGGAGGAACTACTGTTGCTAACATCTTTAGAAGAAATAGTAGTACGACCTGGGTTCAGTTCTCTGACAGAACTAGAGCTGGTTCTGCAGGATCTTCTACCTATGTGTTCGCACCTCTAACTGGTGCAGCAACTCCTGGAGAGCAGGTCTTTGCATTCACTGCAGCACCTGGTTCCAGAGATAACATCGATCTATCAGAACTGAAGGAACTTACTAACACTCCTATCGGTGGTAGAGGTACATTCCCCAACGGTCCAGACGTACTAGCGATCAACGCTTATCTAACTTCTGGTAGCGCAGTTAATGCGACGATTAACATTCGTTGGTCTGAAGCACAGGCATAAGGAGTAACTAATGGCAGAACCCTCAAGTAGACAAGAACTCAAAGATTATTGTTTGAGGCGTCTCGGTCATCCAGTTCTTGAAATTAACGTAGATGATGATCAACTGGATGACTTGATTGATGATGCTTTCCAATACTATAGAGAGCGTCATTTTGATGGCGTTGAACAAATGTATCTCAAACATGAGATTACAGCAGACGATGTAACACGTTTTGATAGTGCTGATGAAACGTCATCAACACCAGCTCCTGATGCATCTACCTGGTTGACTAGAAAGAACTTTATTGAAATTCCAGAACATATAGTTGGCATCTCTAAAGTGATGGGTATCTCATCTAACTTTGCGAGAAACAATCTCTTTGGTATGAATAACCAATACTTCCTGATGGACATCTTTTCGTTCTCATCAGGATTTGCTTTTGGTAATTTTGATATGTCAAATTACTATATGCTCAAGCAATATTTTGAGACACTTGACATGATTGTCCAGACTGGATCATTGGTTCAGTTTAGATTTAATCAAAGATCAGACAGGTTGTATCTTGATATTGATAAAGCAAGAATGATTGAAGGTAATTATTTGTTGATTGATTGTCAACGTTATCTCAATCCAGATGATTTTAGTCAAGTCTATAACGATAGTTTTGTCAAGCAATATCTAACTGCACTGATCAAGAGACAGTGGGGTCAGAACCTAATCAAGTTTAACAACGTACAACTACCTGGTGGTGTATCACTCAATGGTAGACAGTTGTTTGAGGATGCACAAAAAGAAATTGATGCTCTCATGGCGAAGAGTTCTTCTTACTATGAACTTCCCCCAATGGATATGATCGGATGAAAAGTATTTACTTTCCTCAACACGGTGGTGTCAGTACAGAGCAATCACTTATCCAAAGTTTAGTGGATGAGCAAATTAGATTGTTTGGTAGTGATGTCTACTATCTTCCTCGGAAGATGATTAAAGATGTAGCACTAGATGATATTTTGTATTCCGAGTTTAATACTCAATACATGATTGAGATGCTATTGATTAATGTTGAGGGATTTGGATCACCATCTGAATTCATTAGTAAGTTTGGTCTACGTATCACCGATGAGATCACGATGGTGGTATCGCAGAACAGATGGAGTCAGGTATTCCAAGAGTTTGCTGATGTTACAACTGTAGATGGTAGACCTAATGAGGGAGACCTTATCTATCTACCACTCACAAAAGATCTATATGAAATCAAGTTTGTAGAAAGAGAAGCACCGTTCTACCAGCTAGGTAAGAACTATATCTACACGATGACTGCAGAGATCTACGAGCTTGGTAATGATGAGTTCGAGACAGGTATCGAAGAGATTGATGTCATCGAAGAGATCTTTGCTCCTTCAATTACTCTTGCTATGGATACTGATGCAACAACTCATTATTCATTGGGTGAGATTGTAACTGGCGGAACCACAGGAACTACAGCAGAAGTATCGTTCTGGGATAGAGATACTCACGAACTTAAACTTATTAACAGGAATGGCAATTTCACACCAGGAGAATCTATCACTGGTGGTACTAGTGGAACAGTACAGAACAGTGTCACTGTAGATAATCTATCACTAGAAAACGTCCAGTACGCCGACAATAAATACATTGAGACTACAGGTAATGATTTACTTGATTTTACTGAAGTGAATCCATTCGGAGAGTATGGCAACGTTACTGGTGAATTCTGATGTTAGGACCACATTTTTATAACGAAGCGATTAGAAAAACAGTAATCGGTTTCGGTACACTATTCAATAATATTGAAATTAGAAAGAAAGATCCTTCTACTGGGGAAATATTAGAAGCAGAAA